CGGTGTTTAGCACAAGCTATAGCTGCCTGTTTTATTGTAGATAAAGAATGGGATTTGGTTGATGAGATTTTGTCCTTCTTTAAAAAGAAGGGCAGTATCTCAGATACAAACTAGGGGTGCCTACTCACTCTCTCGGGCATAACCACGAAGATAATTCGTGGTAATATGCCAGCGGGGTCGAGAGAGGTGAGAGGACCAAAGGCCCCAAGGGTTCGAAATTTGTACCATTTCACTGGAGGAGCGTCCAGTACAAGGTACGCTGTACACAATCATTGCTTCGATAATGTACGGCGGGGACTAATGGAAAGAGTGTTCAATGTCGAACGGGGAGGCATGCTGGTGCCCACACCCAAGCCTACACTCAGTCCCAAAGAATTTCATGCGAGGCTAGCAAGGTTTGGTACTAAGTTGCTGGATGGTTGGTCTATTCCTCCCAGACTCTCTGTCGACGAAACTGTCGAGTTATGGTCTGGGCGTAAAAAGATTATTTACCAAAAGGCTGCTTTGTCCCTCCTGCAGAGCTCTGTTGAAGAGCGCGATGCCAAGCTATCTACCTTTGTTAAGGCGGAAAAAATTAATATAACCGCTAAGAGGGATCCAGCACCTCGGGTCATTCAACCTAGAGATCCGAGGTATAATTTAGAACTGGCAAGGTATTTAAAACACACTGAACACCTTTTGTTTACCAAAATTGACAAACTATTCGATTGGAAGAAAAGTGGAGACAGAACTATATTCAAGGGTATGGATGCGTGGAAAAGTGGGGAATACTTTCACAAGAAGGCGGCACAATATAGTAACCCAGTTTTTATTGGGTTGGATGCATCCCGATTTGATCAGCACGTTAGTGATTTGGCACTCGGGTTCGAACATTTAATGTGGCGTAGGCTTTGTGGGGGTGACAAAAATGACTTAAGGAAACTGCTTAATTGGCAAATGTTTAATAAAGGCATAGCAAGAGTCCCTGATGGGTTCATCAAATATAGCATCACCGGATGTCGAATGAGTGGCGACATTAACACATCATCCGGGAATTGTTTGATAATGTGTGCATTAGTGTATTCCTTCATGCGGAGCATAGGTATTACGAAATTTTCGTTGGCTAACAACGGAGATGACTGTATGTTAGTGCTACAAAGGGGGAAAGAAAAAGAGATTCTTGCAACATTGCCTACTTGGTTTAAGGAAATGGGATTCACAATGAAAGTTGAAAAACCCGTTTATCATGTGCAGCAAGCCGAATTTTGCCAAACCAGATGTTTATACATCAATAAGTCATGGAGGATGGTTAGAAATTTGAAAGCAGCTTGTAGCAAAGACACGTATGCTGTGACTGGACTAACACATCAAAATAGGGTAAAGGCATGGGTTGCCAGCGTTGGTGAAGCTGGTAGGATACAAAATCAAGGAGTACCTGTTCTACAGGCGTTCTATACTGCTTACCCTAGTTATGATTGCACGTTGGATTCGGAGCTACAAGAAGAATTTAACCGGAAACGCATCTATAGTTTAGGTCATCACGGAAATAGAATCGTTGAAAATACAACAATATCCGACCAATCGAGGTATCAAGTATGGTTAGCATTTGGTATTACACCAGAGGAGCAACAAGAGGTGGAAGCTCAACTACGCCAATGGGTGTTTGGCGTTGAGTTGGGTAGTGAGTATGGCATATCAACATACTTGCTAGATGTTTGTTCCACCTCCTGAAACCTTGACCAGGTTCCGTATTAAATAGCTGTCTACATAACGTAGAGAAATTAAGCTT